TTTTTGCAATCTTTTCTAACTCTAATTCAAAACCATAATGAAAAATCTCTAGACTTTCATCACGATAATTTTTCCATGCTTGTTTGATTTCATCATAATCAAATTGTGTTGAACTATTCATTAGTGCCTCACTTTCCAACTTGTAGTCGCAGTTCTATAACCATGACTATCTAGGTCGTAGTACACATAGTAAGGCACGCCTTGTTTTGATGTACCATATCTTGATTTATCATCATGTTTGCCACGTCTTGTAATGTGTTTTTTATGCTTACTTGCCCAATAAGTTATGTAAAATGTTTTAGTCATATATCCTTTCTAATTAATAACCTATCCTACAATAAGTAGGATAGGTTTGTCAACCCTTAATTTACAGATTGTTGCATTTGTTTTTTTGCAAACGCAATTTTCTGTTCTCTTGTTAAGACCTCTTTATCTTCCAAAAGACTAGCCAGATTTTCTGGACTATAAATTGAAAGTGCTAAACTAGAACTTTCATTCATCATTGTTTCATTTAAAACAACTCCGATTTTATCTGCAAGTGCTTTTGCTTGGTCAAATGTTCTGTAAGATTTTAAACCTAATCTTAAAGTTTTCATCTTGCCCTCAACATAAGAATACATTTGTTGATGTTCTTTAATTACATTGTCGGCACTAGCAACATACATCTTAAAAAAGTTTAATGTGTTCTCATCAACTTTGAATTGTCTTGAATGACAATAATGAGTGCCGATTGTCCAAAGTTTAAAATCACTTTCCCATTTGGCAACAGGGGTAATTACAGATTTATCATCATTTGAAGATGTACTGAAACCCAAAAATTTATTTACTGCGCTTTCATCATTGTAATATTTTGGATTTCTTTTTGAGTAGTCATCATTGATTGATAATTGAAAGTCAGGATTTAAACCTTTTGCTTTCAACTCATCACGATAATATGCTCTTGCAAAGTTTCTACCCATATTAAATCTTACATGAATTTCATCTTTGCTTTCATACTCTCTACCCTCATCATCAACTTTCATAGTTGGTTTTTCAACCCAAAAACAATTATCCTCATACAATTCACCACCAGAAGAATTATATTTTGCTCTCATTCTTCTAATTGTATCAACATCTTCCTGTGGTTGATGATATCTTACAACCTGATTAATTTTTTCTTTTGCCTTTTCCCTCATCAGGTCATATTGTTCTTTTGCTTGTACCAATTTATCTTTTACTTTATCTTCGTAAAAAGATTGAAATTGATCTGCAATCACTTTTCGCTTTTCTGCGTTAAGTGTTATTTTTCTTTCTTTAGTCATGCTACCTCTTTCTGTATTTATTTTTTGCATAAATGTTTTTTATCACTTGACAAAGGGATTGTCAAGGATTATATATGACGTTCAGCCTCATTTGAATATTTATCGCTGAAACAAAACTATAAATATTCTGGGGACTTGCACCTACAAAAGCAAGTAGGATTAAAGCTGGATTATTTTGATGAGCATCATAGGTCCGGCCTGATCCCTGGTCCAATGTGTGAAAGCATTGCTTACGGAAGTGTAATATTGGACCTGGGATCAGTTAACGCGCCGCCGCCGCTAGAACACAGACAGTCTGGCGTTGGCTGGTCCAAAGTTTTTGGTGTCTAGGTTGTTTACTCATCCATTCCGCACCAAACGACAGGCGCTTCCGGGCTGGAAGTAAGAAGGCCAGCCCAGGGGTGAAGAAAGAAATTATGATGAAACAAAAAATTTTGATAAATCATTGGCGCTGGTTAGAGGCCAATGGATATAAGCGACAAGCCGCAAGCTGCAAGCAACAAGCCTCAAGCTTGACAAGATTAAAATATAATGATATCCAGGAAGTTAAAGGAGAAAGAAATTATGAAGACAGAAGAAGCACTTAAAATTATAGGCGGCAGCTTGAGCAAGCCTTCAAAGATGCCGGGATGGTCAATTGGTTTACCTGCCAAAGAATGCAAGACTGGAGGCAAGCTTCAGGCTGTGAAGGGCAGCGTCTGCTTTGATTGTTACGCGCTCAAAGGCTGTTACGTATTCAAGGTTGTTCAGGATGCACAATACCGGAGACTGGCAGCAACGAAGGGCCCGCAATGGGTCGAAGCTATGGCCCACCTGATCAACAGCAAAAAGCCGGATGTATTCCGCTGGCATGACAGCGGAGATGTACAAGATCTAGATCATCTACAAAAAATTTATGAAGTCTGCAGGTTAACACCTTCAAAGCGTCACTGGTTACCAACCCGGGAAGCGTGGATCAAGGACCACCTGACAGCGAAGCCCGACAATTTAGTCATACGATTTAGCGCGCCCATGGTAGACCAGCGGGCGCCTGCTTCGTGGCCTAACTCTTCGGAGGTGGTGACATCAGGGGCCAGCTGTCCTGCAGCTCAACAAGACAATGAATGCAGAGACTGTAGACAATGTTGGGATCCTGAAGTAAAAACTATTAAATACGGTAAACATTAAAATGTTTAGACACCCAAAATATTATAAAGAATTACGCAAGCGTAATAAATCGGATCAGGTCATTAGCGAGACTACGGCGACGGCCAATGGAGAGCGTGCACCTGGTCCGGGCCAACAGCATCAAGCTTCAAGCGCCAAGCTCACAAAGTCTCAAGCTTCAAGCAGCAAGCATCAAGGCCCAAGCACAAAGGCTCAAGCTTAAAGCCGCAAGCAACAAGCTCCTGGATCCGGGCTCCTTCAAAAAGTTTCAAGCACCTTTGATCAAGGCTCTCTACCAAGATAAATGAATTGATAGGATGCCTTACATGAAAGGCTATTTGGTGTGGTGAAAATTTAATCTTGTTACCTGAAGTGACTTTCAGTTCGATAGTGAAAAAGTGGCCAGAATTATTATAAGCCAATAGATCGGGAGTACCGTGTAAGCTATTATTTTCAAGTCTAATAAGCGAAATATTGGTAAAATGTTTTTTAATTTTTTGATATAATTTACGCTCTGGTCCCATGCGTTTTTTAGAGTAACATTGTCATTCATTAATAGTCCTTCTGAAGTTTATCTGGCAAGATAAGACTTGAAGGTTTTTGAGTTTTTAGAACCAACCTATGTGTTTTATGACCTGGTTGACCTATTATTGGAACAGAGTTTTCGTGAACTTCCATTCGTCTAATTTCATGTAGCTTTCCATCTTTCTCTACATAGACAGTGGCGTTTTTAATTACGTCAGAACCTTTTGTAAAGTTACTTAAGAATAACTGCAAGTCTTGTACTCTCATGAATCTTTTCGTATTAACTTGTCTGTTAATTCCTCTAACACTTTTTTATAACCTTGCAACAAGTTTTTATTTTTTTCGTTTTCGGATGAGATTTGTTTTAATTTCCAGAGTTCTTGTTTTTGAAGATTGATTAAAAATTTATAACCATTGATAGTTTCTTTTAAACTATCAATTTGTTTTGTTAAATCTAGTTCTCCTCTGTCATCTTTCATACCTTGACAATATAACAATGTTACCTTAAATTGTCAACATGGGTGTTCCAAAAAGATTAACAGAAATGCAACAGAGGTTTGCAGAATTTTTAGTATTCGGTGGACCAGACGGACCTATGACTCAAACAGAAGCAGCCGTCGCTGCTGGATATAGTTCTAAACGTGCAAGACAAGAAGGATCAGAACTTTGTAATCCAAAGCTATCACCACTCGTTGTTAAATATATTGGTCAATTGAGAGAAGAAAGAATTCGTAAACATGAAGTGACTTATGAAAATCATGTTGCAGAACTTGCTAGACTCCGTGAAGCCGCTTTAAAAAAAGGATCGTTTTCATCTGCAGTGAATGCGGAAGCAAACAGAGGCAAAGCAGCAGGACTATACATAGATAGAAAAATAATAAAAACAGGAAAGTTAGAGGACCTATCAGAACAAGAGCTAGAAGCAAAAATGAAACAGATACTAGACGATTACGCACAGATAATTGATGTAACTCCTGCATCTATAACTTCTGAATCTTCTTCACCCATTGACGAGGAATCATCGTCCGATCCCCAAAAGTAATACTATCATCATCTAAATCATAAGACGCAAATAATTTTATAGACTTATCATCTTTAGAATATAACCAACCTTCATTGACAGGTCTTGCTAACTTCATCTTGTCAAACTCTTTGTCGGTAGCCCAGCCCGAGTCGCTGACACAATCAATCCACTCCACTCGAACTCTCGGATAAGGTATATCGGGAGCACCTTCAGCTGCAATTCGTTTTCGTCTTTTCCTAGGCATATT